GCACGGTAGACTCCTCGTCGTACCAAATGATGTCCTTGAAGATGTGGGCGGTCTCGATGTCCATACTGTTGACCGTAGCTGTGATGTAACACTCAAGCAGATGCGCACCGTGTGCCTGTGCAGGCAAGGTGTAAGACTGCAGTGTACCAGAAGCCGTGGTGACAACAGGGTCAAGCTCAACACCGTCCAGGATGAAATGCACCGTCTTTGCAACGGCGCCATAAGGTGTGTATGTGAAGTTCACGGTCTTGTTAGCCGCGTATGTAATCTTGTCGCTGAAAGCAGACTCCAGGCGTACATCGACAATCTGAATAGTCCAAGTCTTCACGACTGCACTACCACCATCGTCAACGATAGTCAGGGTCAGTTTCTGCGTACCAACGCCCACGAAGTCCGTTACATCAAAGGTGTTGGTGCCTTGGATACACGCACCTGTGCCGATAATAGCAGTGCCGAGCTTCCAAGTGTAAGTACCGTCGATTTCCTCACCGTCGGAGTCGGTGGAAGAATAACTGTACTGTAATTCAATTTTGTCCGTAGGTGTTGCAACAACAGGAGAAGAAGTGATACGCTCAACGACCAAGTTGGTAGTTGTGGTTTCACCGCCGTCACCGCCACCACCGGCGATAACGAACTGGCTAACGACTTCTTCAACGCCGTCTTTGCACTGGAACAATGTATAAACATTATCCTTGACTTCGCCGGAAATCATAGCAGTTGTGCCGTATGTTGCGTAGTAGGTGTAGCCCTCGACATCAAGGTTATTGAAGTCCTGTTGCAGTTTTGTCATTGTGCTACTTAAAGCAGAAAGGTTAGTAGCGTTAGCTTCGACATTCTGCTTTGTGGCGTTCAGGTCATCCTGAACATCGGATACCATCTCGTTAACTTCATCCTTTGTATAGGAGTCGCCGCCAATGACATGGAAAGCACCATTGATGAAACGATAGTGCGTATAGGAGCCATCGTCTTGGTTAACGATGTAGTAGTCTGTGAACTCACTACCCTTAGATACATCAGGAAGTGTAGCTGCCACATATGCGAGGGAACCAGCAATAATCTGCCAGAAACCATCGATATATTTGTAATACAGATAGCCCGAAGAGGACTTCAAGATGTAGTCTACATCCACCTCGCCGACAGTCGGAAGTTCGTCAACAACTACAGTCGAAGAGCCACCAAAGACATCCCAGGTCTTATTGCCCTGCTCGTCTGTGATGTACCAATACTTGTCGTAGCCATTGCCGCTATCCTTGGGGATGAGGTAGAAAGTTTGTGACGCACCCGCTTCGGGGAGAGCGTCAACGATTTCAATCGTAAATGCCTTATAGTCTGCAAGCAAAGCTTGCGCATAATTACGAGATAAGGTCACTGCACCACGCACTGCATCACCAAGTTTGCCGTACTTGAGCGTATCCGTGAGTACATACGCGTCGGCAATCTCTTGACGAACCTTATCAAGGTCTTCAGCGACCATATCTGCACGACCCTGTGCATAGGAGTAGATATCTACTTTGAGTCCCTGGGGGTCATATACATTTGGTTGCATTGCAGTGTCGGCTTTGTCTAACGAAGCCTCCACATACTGGTCGACCTTTTTACGGGTTACACTACCGTCCTGGATGGTAAGGTTAGCCAGCGCACCACTTGCTAAGTATGCAGCCATTTCTTCCTCAACGGCGGCTTCAATAAGGTTGGCAACAACTTCGTTATTAGCCAATTCGGTGACCTTGAGTTCCAGTTCGTCAACCTGGGATTGATTTGCTTTTAATGCAATCTGAGTTGCATTAGCATCTTCCGCAGATTTAGCACGGGCAATTTCCTTAATAAGGTCTGCCTGCGCCGCCTTACGGCTCAACTGAGACGACAGGTCACGAACTTCTGCCTCGAGGTCAGAAACGCTTTGACCATTCCAGGATGTAAGTGCGTTAATCTTTGTGACGAGCTGATTATACAGAGATTCAGAAATATCTGTACTCGAAGCGTCAGACACGAGAATGTTCTCATTGATTTTGAGCGTTAAATAGTTTGTGGTACCAATAGTCGTATTGTGACTGCCGTACAGCATCAGCGTGCAAGTACCGACGCCGATTTCAGGTGGCAGATAAGCAGAGTTCTCTTCGTCGAGATACTGGTTATAAGCAACGCCGTTCTGCCTAAACTGTGCGAATGTCATCAAACCATCCCACTCTTCGCTAAGATTAAATCTGAACTTAACGAACTGCTGTGAACCTGCAACGATGCCTTCCATAGTGGAAGAGACATACATTTTCTGATTAACAACATTAACGAGTATGCTCATTTGCATTCCTCCAATCCTTTAATTATTCATTACGCCGTTCGTTTCCAGGCGTAAACACCACTAATGCCTGTTGTAACACTTGTCCAAGTTCCGATGCCGGAAATGGCAGTAGGTAGTGTGCTACTGCTGTGCATATATACTGCACCGACAGGATACATAATATTGAGAATGTTCACATTGTTAAGCATCAACGGAACATTTACATTGAAGTCATTTTCTCCCCAGTCAAATACCGGGATACCACGCTTAACCGTGATTGTCTTTGTCACAGTGCTCAGAGTGTACGCCGTGCCGCTGACCGTGCCGCCATCTGTTGCCCTTACCTGAAACACATAGTCCTTGTGATAGTCAAACTCGTCACCGACGGAGATGGCAGAGCTCGACCGATATGTTGCCGTACTAAAAATAATATTCGTAGATGCAACAGTCTGCCAAGAGCCATAGGAACCGCCGGATTCTTTGTATCGGTATTGCAAGGTCAGTGTGTTTGAACACGCACCGAAAGAACCTCGGAATATGTCACCTGTAAATGTCATCACGATAGAACTGCCAGTCGGCGTAGGTCGTGACAACACGGGGTTGCAGGACAGGTTAATATATGCAACCATCGTAGGTGTTTTTGTAACCTCGGTACTGTATCCACGAGAGTCATTTGCAATAAACTTAAATGATGTAGTAGATACAGACGAATATGACTTTGTTGCCGTTGTCACACCACCACTTGTAGTACCAGTGACAGCGCTTCCTGCGATAGACAGAGATGATATCGTCGCAGAGTTCTTTGGTGTCGCATTGAGAGTACATAATGCAGTAGACTTATAACGAATAAGAGTAGCTGCATTACCAGTCAATGCTTTGGTTGTTGCGTTTGTATCTGCGACTGTCGCAGTAACAGTAGGCTTGCACTTAGCAGACGATGCTGTTACCGTAATCGTACAGGTCGATGAACCGAGCGATGTGTTGCCATTGAAAGTTTCGCAGGTTAGCGTGCAGGTACCAGTTTTTGACTTTGGTATCTGCGCATAGAACTCAGACGGAACAGTCCACGATATAGATGTTTGCGTGGACTTTGTAACAATATTCCCCGTTGCGCTACCAAAAGTGTATTTAATGCTATGTGTGTAGGAATTGTTGTACCGTGTTACCGTAATCGTCGAATTACTTTCGATGTTTGCATCTGTCGCTCCAATTACAGATTTCAATGGTGTGGCAGTTGCCGCAACAGTTACATTGCCGGAAACTGTATGGGTGTTACCAGATGTGAATGTCGAACCATTAACTGTGTGTGCGTTAATGGCATAGTTGGAACTCGGAGTGAATGTAATCTTCAGCGTATCGCCGTGATATAGCTTCTTTGCACCTGCTGATAGATTACCTGTGCCACCAGAACCTGCACACGCAGTTCTGTTAACTGTGATGTTGCTGCCCGTTCCTGCAGACATAGACAGGGTATATACAGGGTTAGGTGACATTGTGATTGAGCCAGTATAGCTGCTATTGGTCGCACCATATACATAAATTTGTGCAGTAATAGAAACATCTACAGACTTCTTGCCATTACTACCGTGGTCGACCGTAATTGTGCTACCTCCGAGCTTGCCGTCCTTATAAGTTGGTTGAGAGGTAGAACCAATAACAGTCGTCGCCTTACCGTTGATTGTAACAACGACATTTTTTGCGTAAACATAGCTCGTCGTGCTCGAGTCTGGACTACGACTGTACGCCGTCCAAGTGATAGTGGATTTGTTATTTGTCGTATCGTTAGTGGAACTCCAGACAACTTCAATATATCTGTAGTATCCTTTTCCTGCACCTGTGTATAAGGATGATTGAAATTTTCCGCTTGCCATAACTATCCACCCCCTTAATCTCCAACATAGAAGCAGGCTGTACGCTTGGTATCTGTGCCGTTTGAATAGTCTTCAAAACGACTGTTAGCACCAACAATCAGGTACTGCCTTGCTGTTAAGTTAATAGCAATAACGCCCTCGTTGTTTGCGGTCAGAATCTCCTCGTCAGAACGCGTAACATACATACCCGTGTTATCTAAAAGGTTCTTCATTTCGTGACCGCTTTTATAAATTGTCAAACCATCGGCGTTGAATGTATAGCCGGTAGTAGTTGTTACATGGTCGACCTCAAGGTCAGCGTTTTCTAACGACTCGACTCTGATATTTAACGCATTATTGGTTTGCTCTATCTGTGTGAGTTTGCCGTCAATGTCTTTGACGGTCGCCTCAATCTTATTATCGACAACTTTGAACATATCGTTGCCGTTTTTGTCGATAATGTGAATGTTGTTACCAACGATGATATCGCCGATAATTGTTTCAGCGTTGATACCATAAGCAGAGCTACCATCACCGAACAGCAATTCGCCGATAGCGACCTTACAGGTCTCCCAGGCATCGTCGGTAAACACGAGGTTACGACCAGTGATTTTCACCTGTTTCGGGTCATACGCGCCCGTGTCAAGCAAACGCCTGCCTGTATATCCAGAGCCGTCGATGATGACTTCCTCACTTGTAGAGGATAAGGCGTCGCTCATAGATAGATTTCTGGATGTTTGCAGCGCCTCTTTCATCGCATTGAACTCGCCATTTTTAATCGGATAGAGTATCTCTTTGATGTAGTTCAGCGTGTTTGCAGACTTGGTAATATCACCGAGCATATCGTCAAACAAAGACTTGGGGTCAAACTTATTAAACCTATTGCCGAATGTCATACTCAGCGTATGGTCGTCATAGTTAATGGTGATGTTCGATAAGAACAGCAACGCAATGTCGTTTGTGTCAAGCTCGACATTGATAAGACATCCTGTTTCAAGTTGCTCGCTCCATTGAGCAAACTCCTTAATGAAAACGAAGTTCTCGACATCGACACTGAATTCTTGTGTGGGCTGTGACACCCTCTCAAGACGCCCCTTGGCTCTGTCGTATAAAATCTTCATCTGCTCGAATTTCTCTTCGTAGGTCATTATGTCAGTGATAGTGACATACTCGTCTGTATAACTACCCTCGAAGATGTAGTGGCAAAGCTCGGTATATTCGGTTTCCGTGAAGTAATCTGTAATAGACAACTCACGATGGATTTTAGCGATATCGTCCTTATACATAACGATATACACATTGACCTTATCCAGCTCAGTCAGTACATTCTCCTGTTGACTCTCACACTCTGCAATAAGGTTATCGATGCCAGACAAAGTCTCTGCAATCTCCTCATAAACAGTAATAGGAGTACCGCCATTTTCAACGATGACCGTGTTATAGCTTCCAACCAAACCGGTATCTGCTTCTGCGACGATATTATCTCTGCAACGGTTATACATTTTGAGTTGTGCTGCAAACTTATCAAATTCCATTTGCAAATCAGCAGCCTTTGCAAGCTGTTCGTAATACTGCAAATTGAGTTTGTAGTATGCGTCCATCTTGCTATCAATGGCGTCCTGCCAGGCTTTGACTTTTTCGCCAAGACCGTCAGACATCCAGCTCAAGTAGTAGTCAAAGTTGTAAATGACATTCGTACCAAGCGGGTTGATAGCGGAGATAGTGACATTCTCATCGCCGAGTACGCTGATAGCCGTGTAGAGGTCGTCTGCGTTTTCGCTGATGTCGAGTGAGTTGATAAGGTCGTCCTTAGTGATATGGATGTTGGTTTGACGCACATAGTTATCTTGTGCATACACATTGATAGTGCGTTCAATACAATCAAATACGATGATGCACTCATACGCATCCTGCACATTCTCCAGAAGGAAGGCAAGGCAGTTCAACGAAGTATCAACATCCTCAAATGTACGCCACTTACCTGCGACAGTCTCATCCACATATCCAATAGTCCATAAAGGTAGCGTCTCAACGATAGTTTCGAGAATACCTTTATTGGTTTCGGTTTCGTCCGAGGTGAACTTATATGTGCCGTCTTCGATATAAGGAATCATCTTCTGTGCAATTTCTACATCGATAGATTGAGCCTTGATGTCCTTATAGTGCGTAGCACCGTCATAACCATCCTCAACGCCAGTTACCATAAAGAAACCGATATCCTCGACAAAGATAAGGCGTCGGTTTTGGATGGACTTATAGAGGCTATATGTATGAGCATTCTCTTCAGGGTCTTCTCGTGTTACACGATTGACGCGCAAGTTTAGCTCGGAAGTAGAGTTGAAATTGAACACAATTTCCTCTGCTTCGTGGTCGACCAAGATACCTACCACTTTGGAAAGGAGACCGTTGTTATACACACTGCCTGGGTTGCAAAGCGTAAACTTTGGAATCTCCAGATTTCGGAGGGTGCTGTATCTGACTATCATTTACATCATCCTCCTGGCAGAATATTCGATTTCGATGGAGTCAATATCACCCAGAACCATCAATTTATTCTCACCATCAAGCAGCCTGATGAAGTTCCTTTGATAGAACTTTTCGTAATACTGACCGCTGACATAGTTCAGCTCACCCTTCATAATGAGAGTTGCAAAAGCACCAATACCAACAAACTTCGTGAAGCGAGTGTTGTCGTCAGAGTTGTTTGCGATAGTGATATCACCGCCGGTGCTACCCATTTTGATGGTAACCTTGGGATAGATGTACTCGTCCAAATCTGTGTCGACATCGACCGTGATAATGGTACTTACATCGGCAGCGCCGTTGTTAACAGAGAAAGTCTTGACGGTGGCGTCCTGCCAGAACATACTGGAGTCGGCTTCGAGAGTAACCTTGTACCCAACCACACCGCCTTGATATTCCATCTTTTCGGGGTTGATAAGTCTGCAGTTTAGATAGTTACGAAGTCGCTTGCCGTCGACATACTCGTAGGTCTCACCGAACTCATCATCCGCGATATCGAGATATAACTTGCGATATGTACGATGGTTGAAAAGCCACTTCTCAATCTGTCTGCGCTCTACGGTTTCCAGTCGTCTGCCGTTCTCGGTCACAATCTCGATATCAAACGATATGGGAGAGTTGGTGTAGTCATCGTCAATCAGATAACGCTTCTTTGCGTTTCTGCTGAAAATTGTCACGCCTTCCTTGCTACCACCGAGTGCCGTCATTCTGCTTGTGTCAGCATTAGCGATAATTAAACTGTACTGTCGGGAAGAAATACCGCCGTACTCAAAGTGGGAACCATAAATATCAGCCATCTCATCACGCTCCTTTCTGTATAGATTTCATAGTAAAATTTTGGTACGGCTTACTTGTAGC